TCTTATATATATATATATATATATAACTTATTTACCTGTTGAATAAAAAAATAAATATATATAGTATATAGATACTAAGGAACATAAAATAAATAAATAAATGATAGAGCTAGAACGTTTATAAAAATGTTTAAAAAAAACAACACAAAAAGCTGTCAGAAATGTTGCACAAAAAATATAAAAACATTCTTTTTTGAAATGAAAGTGAAATTATTTAATTTTATATGATTTCTTTTCATTTAACCAGGGAACATACGAACCATTTGTTGGATTTTTTAGATGTTGTAACATTCCTTCTTTCAATTGAATTTTTTTACCATTTTTAAATATATAGTTACCATTTTTTACTATATATTTGGATTTTAGAAGATTTTCTTTTTCTTTATTGTTCCATTTTTTATTTCCAGATGTTTTTAAACTTGCTCCAGATAATGGACCATAAAAAGTTGATATAAATCGTTGAAAAGGAGATTTGTTTGAAAAATATGTATATAATGATCCAAATTTTCTTACACTTTTTTGTTCTGCATATTTTAATTTTTCTAATCTTTTTGCATCTTTTAACCATCTAAAATATCCTCCACTTGCATCGGCTGATGCTTTATATAATCCTGCTTTTAAAAAGTCTACTGTTGCATATCTTATTCCACCTATTACTTTGTATGGTATTGGGTTTTCAGGCACCGTAAAGTCTGCTACTTGTAGAAAGTTTACATACAGTTTCCATGTATTATCATGTTTTGCTCTTTTTATTTCAATTTTTGATAATCCATTTTTCTTTAATATTTTCGCAAATTCTTTAAGGTCTTCAAATGCAGTCATAGAGAATACATCAAAATCTGGAAATATATTGTCTAACTCATCAAAATTTTGATTATTTATGTTTGGATATAAATTAAATTTCTTATCAAATGTAGTTACATAAATATTAATAGCTATTCCTCCATATAATACTAACTCTTTCATCTTACAAAATTTATATAACAAATTTATTACTGTCTTTCTATCCTTCAAATTTAACAAAGTATTTAAATTCTGTTCATATGATTTTTGAGTATTATAATGTATTCCTTGTGAAAACATTAAATCATAAAAATCAGTTTTTTCCAAAACTGATGCTTTATAAATATTATTAGCTGAATATGATTTCATCACTTCTAAAATATGTTCTTTTTCTTTTTTTGTATATGGTCTTAATGCGTTATAATGTGGTCGTGGTTCCTTTTTGTCATGTTTTGTTTTATGTAATATTATGTCTTTTCCTTCTCTAAATGCATTATTATCATATGTTTGTACAAAATTTTTAAAAAATATACTATTCAATGTTAATTTTAAATCATTTAAAGCTGCTTGTTTGTTATTATTTTTTTCTTTTGTTATTATTTGTTTCATTGGTTTTTTGTCTTCATGTTTTTTAACAGATTTAGTTTTTTGTTTCTTTGTTTCAGATTTTTTTACAGCTGTTTTTTTAACTGTATTATTACTAAATAACGCACTTAACATTTATATATTATAAATAATATTTTTCTTTTTTATAATAATATGAATAACATTGATCAATTAAAATATGATTTTTTACGACTGGCTACAAAACTACAGGGTACTCGGGTACAGAGTACTCGGGTACAGGGTACTCTTGAAATATTACCTAAAACTGGCTTTACAAAAGGTTCATATTTTTATAATGATATAAATATTAATAAAGGTTTATTTGATAAAATTAATAGATTTACAAAAAAAGACTATTTTCTATTGAGATCTCATGGGTTTTCTCAACTAATGCATGCTGGTAGAAAAATTTATTTTGCAAAAGTACCAGACAATGTTTGTGTTTGTTTTTTATCCACTTTAGGTTGTCAAATATCAAATGAATTCAATAATTTTTCTGTTTCATTTTTTAATAATATTAAGAAAGTTGAAAGTTTTATTAATAATCCACATTTACAAGTAAATCATGGATTAAATCATGTATATATATGTCCACCTGGAAGTTGGTTTCTTGAAACATATATAGAACATGACAATCAAGATTTTAGTTTTACTAATTTATCTACAAAGCGTAATTTATTTAAAAAATTACCAACTCAGAATGCATTTGAAAGACAAAAAAATAATTATAAATTATCTAATATATTGAATAAAATTTCAACAGATAAAAATGAAAGTATGAATTATATTTTTGTCGATTGTTGTAGAGAATTATTTATTCCTAAACCAATGATAACTCCACAACAAGTTAACGAAGTAGCATTAAGTCCGATATCCAGAGAATATAGTAATCGTCTATCTAGAACAACAGGTAGTACTTTTCAAAGTACCAAGAAAGTATTAGTTTGTCCTAATCAAAATTATCATTTAGCTATGCCATTGCTTTCACCAATATGTGATCATTCTAAACACTTTTATAAAGAAAGAAGATTAATTCATATATATTTTAAATATGAAAAAATGAGGTCAGATTTATACAAAAAAAGAAAATTTAATATAAATTTTCAATATCAACCACATTTAAACCATCCAAATATGAAAAATATGTATTTGAATACTAATTTTAAAGCAGCTGCAACAAAAATTCAAACTAAATATAGACAAAAGTTAGCCAAACAGAAAGTTTCTCAGATAAAAAATAATAAAACGAAAAGAAATAAAGCTGCTCGTAAAATTCAAACTAAATATAGAGAAACATTGACCAAACAAAAAGTTCCTAACTTAAAAAATAATATTTCTACAAAATTGAAAAACCTGTCTCTTAAATAATTTAATTTATATTATATAATAATGCCACCAAAAAAAGAAAATCCACCTGCAGGAAGAGGTCGTGGAAGAGGTCGTGGAAGAGGCGAAGCAGCCGCTGCACCTACAGGAAGAGGTCGTGGAAGAGGCGAAGCAGCCGCTGCACCTACAGGAAGAGGTCGGGGAAGAGGAGCTGCTGCTGCGACTGATGATACTAAAGAGAAAAAAGACGAAAGAAAAAGGAAACGAGCTCGTAATGGATCTATTTTTGGCCAAAATGTTTTTTATGGTTCTGGGTTATTACAAGATCCAAAGCAATTTATTTAAATGGTTTAATGAGTACAAAGGCTCAATTGAGTAATTTCAAAAGAGGAACTGGATTACCTCTTAAAAAAAGAAGATATAACAAATCATATAAACATGCAAAACGTATGTTCAAAGAAGAGTTCAAAAAAAAACGTGCTGCTAACAGTAATTTAAGTAATAACTCTTCAAATAACAATGTTGCAAGTTCTAATTATGTATCAAATAGTAATAAATCAACATGTTTATCTTGTGGAAGTAATCAAAATAAAAACAGTTATTCACCTGTAAACTCTGTTGTATCAAATATAAGTAATTCTAATAGACTGCGTTTTAATAATTTTGCATTTAGTAATACAAATTCAGCAAATATTGCTGGTCCAAGTCAAGCTGGTCCTTCCAGAAACAAAAACAATACACCGAGTCCAAAAAATAAAAACTCTCCACTTTTAGAAGAATTATTACAAAATTTAAATTTAGAAAATAAAAAAGGTAAAAAACCAATGTTTGAAGCAGCCGGAAGAGGACGTGGAAGAGGAACTACTGCTGCTGCACCCACAGCCGGAAGAGGACGTGGAAGAGGAACTACTGCTGCTGCACCCGCAGCCGGAAGAGGACGTGGAAGAGGAACTGCTGCTGCACCCGCAGCCGGAAGAGGACGTGGACGTGGAAGAGGTGAAGCAGCAGCTCAAAATATGAGAGCAAGATATGCTGCTTCTGCACAAGCAGCACGTAATCGTATGGCAAATAATTTAGGTAAAATGAAATTATAATACTTAAAGAAATTATTTATATATATAAATGAAGTCATCTGGGTTTTTTGATATTATTGTTGATATACAAGACAAAACATTAACTGGAACATGGAACCCATTGCAATTATTTATTTTAACATTTCTTGTTGTGTGCGTTGTTTCATATATATATAATTATATTATAAGATCTACCATTATCAAAGATGAGTTATATATGTTTTCATTAAAAATTGCTATTATAGCAGTTGTAATGAACTTTATTTCAGGGAAGTTATTCGTTGCAAGAAAAAAAATGTATACTAGAAAGGGATTTTCTAAACAAAAATCTACTGCTCAAGCATATTCAAATGCAAGATTAGCACAGGTGATGGGTGCTTTAATTTAATAGATAATCGTTAATTACAATATTCCAAATTTTATCATTTGATTTAGTTCTACATATAGGACACGGAACATTTAAATCAGCATCAATACTAGTTTCTTCTGTAAGTGGTTCTTGTATACTTAAATATGTCCTGTACCATTTATTTATACAAGAAATACAAAATGAATGATTACAATTTAAATTAATAATATTTTATTTATGTTCATAACATATAGGACAACAAATCATAATTATTATTCATATTATTAAACATAGTGCGTAAAAAACGTGTAATAAATTTATAGTAATATTATGAGGCAGTGCCTCATTTGTCCTTGTAGCTCAGTTGGATAGAGCGTTCGCCTTCTAAGCGAAAGGTCAGGGGTTCGAGCCCCCTCTGGGATATCTGCTTACTTGGTCTAACGGTATGATTGCTGCCTTCCAAGCAGTCGACCCGGGTTCGACTCCCGGAGTAAGCACATTAATAATAAGTACTATATGCTGGTATAGCTCAGTGGCAGAGCGGTAGTTTTGTAAGCTATAGGTCAGGAGTTCAATCCTCTTTGCCAGCACCCATAGTAGCTATTATTAATTCATTTTTTATTTTTCTTCAAATACTTCAATACAATTTACATTTTTATCATTGATCATTAATAATGATCCATTTTTAAATTTTAATTTGGTAAACTGTCCTTGTTTTATAGATTTACTATCTATATGATTAAATGTTCGTTTTTCACCATCTTTAAAATGAATTATTTGTGTTACATATTTTCCTTTACATTGTACACTTGAACATAAATTTATATCTTCATCGTCTAAATTATATTCTGTGTCCATCGTGTATTGTGATTTTTTGCTCATTATATAAATTTAAACTTTTTTACACTTTAAATTCTTTAATTCATTTTCTAATTTTTTCATTTCTATATTTAAACCTACTATTGTATTAATCAATCGCGTGTTCAAATATACAAGATCATTTTTAGTGTAATGTTTCATAAAATTATAATCTATATCATGATGTTTCTTTTCTATTCTAGTTTCAGGCTTGATTGGTATTTTATTTGGTATTTTATTAACAATCTTATTCCAATCATTCACAAAACTTGGAACTTTGTCAATTTGTTCAAAATCATGATGTTTTACAATACAATATTTAATGTGTTTTTTAATTTCACTATATTTCAAAAGTGTTTCAAGTTTTATTCGCTTATGTGGAGATATTTGTATACATCTTGTTATAATTGTTTTAAAAGCGCCATAAACATTATCATTAATAATATATTTACCATTCAATATTTTCTCCCTTAACAAATCCATTGTTTTACATTCAAATGGTGTTTTTTTGTGAGTCATAAAATACAAAATTATTCCTAATGCCCATATATCAACTTTATAATCATAAAAAATATTTTTTAGTAATTCGGGACTCATACATTCAGGTGTTCCAACAAAAGATTTAGTAAATTTTAAATAATTATTTAAAATTTTACTTATTCCAAAATCAATTAATTTAATATTATTATAATTATCTATTAAAATATTAGTTGCTTTAATATCACGATGAATAATATTATGTTTATGTAAGTATTCAACTGCTCCACAAACACCTGAGAAGTATTTCCATATTGTTTTATTATCTAATTGATTGTTTTTAACAATATTATACAATGTTCCCTTTTCACAATATTCCATTACAATACATAAATTATCATCTTGTACAAATGAATTATAAAATTTAATTAAATATGGAGAATTATGTTCAGATATAATTCTTAACTCACTAAGTATATACTTTTTTTGATTTTGAGTAATACTTGCTAAGTTGACTTTTTTCATAGCATATTTCTTATTGTCATGTTCAATTTCATATACTATACTACACGATCCTCTTCCAATTTCACGTTTAATATTATATATCATATTGCAATAATGGTTTTATATATACAACATGTTTTATATTTAAGCAGTTAAATTGTATATTTTATTTTGATTTTATATTTATTTTCTAAAAAGGTTTTTGCCTTTCTAATATTAGGTTGACTCCATAATAACCACCTTGACCAAAAGCCAGCTGTATTCATACCGGTTTTACTCCATTCTTCTTTTCTACTCTTTGTTATTTTTAGAAAACTGTTATGTAAGTCTCCTTCTTTTATTGTTTTTTGAGTCATAATACCACCATGACGAATGATATATAGACGCATTCGTTTTGGATTTTTGTGAATTGTATAATTAGAGTAACCACTTGCTCCAAAATCAATTTTAGTATTATTTGGTGTTATGATTCTATATTTTTTACCATCTCTTGGACTTTTCAGAAGATGGTATGTATTTACTTCTCCATGCCAATCCTGATCTTGTTTGAGATGACTCTTTGATATTACTCTTGGTTCTTTTAATTTCTGGTTGTTTTTCTTCTTTGACAACTTTGTCATCTTTACTATACCATTTGTTTTTAAAACAAATCATACATACACCTAATGTATCCCCTACTTGTACTCTACAACATGGACAAGATTGACCACATTGTCCTCCAATATTCATGTAATGAGTGTTATCACACCAACCTTTGGGATGTTCCATCATTTGATTTGTTATTAATATCATGATTAATTTCTTTAAGTGAAAATATATATATAAAGAAAAAAATTGTTATTTTATATAATATGTTTGAATTAAATGAAAGAATTGATAACCTTATTAATTCTTGGCCTGAAACTAATGAAGTATTTAAATATCAATATGAAAATTGTGATATACAACTAGCATATGATAGAATTGTACCATTTGGAAGTAATATTGTATTACATTATATTATGAATCATAGAAAAGAAAATAGACCTTTTCCTAAAACACAATCGTATAAATTTCTTCCTACTACTTAAAGACTATTAAAATTAACAGAACCAGATTTACTTCTTAATTTTTTAGTTCTAGCTGTGAAATTTTGAACACGCCTTTCATTTTGATTTTCTCCAAATGATTGTAAGACTTTTAATCGTCTTCTCAAATTTGCCTCAGTTTCTTTTTGTTTTCTTTGTTGCTCTTCTACCTTTTTCTTATAGTTTTTCGTAAATTGAGCATGTTGTGCTTTTAAATTTGTCAACTTTGTATTGTGAGATTGTTTTAATTCAGGATATTTTTTTAGTAGTACATTTACAGCATTTATTTCACTTTTGATTTGTTGCACATGTCTATTGTAATTACAATTTGGTATTTGTTTTTGAACTGACTCTTTAACTGTTTTGATATGATATTTAATATTTGCAAATCTATTTAATATATTTGTATTTGTAGGTTTTCTCATACATGTCAAACATGAACGCATAACTGTTTAGTATATCAAACATTATTTTTTCAATTGTTCTGCAGATTCTCGTGCTAATTTATCCACTCTTTCATTCATAACATGTCCATTATGAGCTTTCACATGAATCCATTCAATCTTATCAAATTTCAAGTGAACTTCATCAAGCATCTTCCATATTTCTTGATTTTTGATGGGTTTCTTATTTGCTCCTTTATATTCATTCTTTCTCCATTTGATAATCCATTCAGTAATTCCTTTTTTTACATAATTGCTATCAGTATATATTTCCGCATTTTTAATATCATTTTTTAATAATTCACAACATGCATTGTATACTGCAGTAAGCTCCATTTCATTATTTGTAGAGTGTTTTGAATTACCGCATAATTGTGTTTCACCGTCATCCCATTTGATAATTACCCCCCATCCTCCTCTCCCAGGATTCCCGAGACAACTTCCATCTGTGTAAACCTCAATCATTATTATACTATAATACTATTTACGCATGTATCTTTTAAGTGATAAAATTATTATAATTAAGAGTAATCCATAAATAAACATATTATTATTAACAATTTTTATGTTTGATGTTCTATTTGTATTTTGTTCACAAATCTCAACAATATTATCTGGATCTAAAGGAACAAATGGACTAAATGTATCATCTTTATCTTCAAATGTACGTTTATGTAAATTGTTTATCATTACTATATATATTATTATTTTATTTTATATATTATTATGGTCAATGTTAAAATAAAACCATCACGAGGAAATGTAGGATGGGATGAATATGGTAAATATTATCATTTTTTTGTCAAGTATACAAGTGGGAAAATAGGTGATAATGGAAAAAATGGTGGACTTAAAGCTAGATTTGTTTGTGGAAACACAACAAATAAAGAAGAAATTGAAAAAACAATACAGTATGATTGGTCAGACTATAAAAAGAAATTTAAAATTATACTTCGAGAAAATCAAAATGTAACATTATGGTTATTTGATTATGCAGCAGCAACATCTGGATACAAAGCATCTAGAGAAATTAAAGTAAATTTCAGGGATTTTGAAAAGAACACATTAAAGAAAACCGAATCTGATAAAAAAGATCATGATTATGGTGAATTAGGGCCTAAATACGATTCTACCAGACCAAACCCTTTTCGTGAACATGTAAAAGTAAAATCAAAAGTAAAAGTTCCAGATTCATTAATAGATAGGGGGTATACATTAGAAATTGAAGGATCAGGTTCTGCATATATGTGCGGGTCTTTTAAAACCAAAAAGTGCAATTCATTAGAAATAAATTATAATGAATGTGCGATTGAAAATTCAGAATATAATAATAGTAGTATTCCGGTATGGGAAGCAAAAAAATTAAGACAATGTAAAAATACTGATTTCGTAGATTGGTGTTATAACGTTAATAAACTAAAACATGATTCATGCAAAAGTAATATGGATAAAATTTCAGACATACATAGAATGAAATCATTTTGTAATACTAAGCAAAAAGCGAATACGACAGAATGTAAAGATTTTTGCAGAACACCTGGTAATTGTACCGAAGGATTGTTGTCATTTTGTTCTTCAAAAAAAATTGATAAAATAGAAGGAAGTTCATATGAAGATATATGTGGATGTTATTTACCTAATAAAGAGTATGAAAAATTTTATGCACCATTTTTAGAAGCTGGTCACAATGTAAATGAATTTAATGATCCGGCATGTTATTATAATTTATGTGGCAATAGTACATTCAAAAAAAATGAAAAAAGTGAATGCCCTGATATTACAAGTTGTATACAAAATCAAGATATGGATTTTAAAAATATACAGAATATGGATGCAAAAGATATATCTCAAGCGTGCAACATTTCAACTGGTGTTGCTGAGGTGGCTGCTGTTGCTGAGGTGGCTGCTAATACTGTAAAAGATGTAGCTGACACTGCTAAAGATACTGCCAATACTATAAAAGATACAGCTGAAGATGCTGCCAATACTGTAAAAGATACAGCTGAAGATGCTGCCAATACTGTAAAAGATACAGCTGAAGATGCTGCCAATACTGTAAAAGATGCAGCTGATAATGCAGCTGATACTGTAAAAGATGAAGTGGGTACTGGTATTAAAAAAACGAAAGGTTTCTGGCAAACATTAGTAGATTTTATTTCTAACCTCTGGAAAAAAATTACCAATTCATTTACACAAACCGAAACATTTGAAAATAAAAAAAATAAAATTCATTTTAAAACATTTATATTAGTATGTTTAATATCATTATTTATTTTTAATGATAAGTTTAAATGATAAGTTTTTATGCCATGTATTTAGATGCTGATGATGGTCCTGCCATTGCCGCTTTACCCTTCATTGACATAGCTATAAAATATAATACTAAAAGTACAATTCCACCAACTACCATGTATGGTATCATCTTTGTTAGTCCATCCGCTATATCACCAGTAGTAGATACTAGATTATTTGCAACATCTCCAGCAGTATTTACTGTATTTTCTATAGTATCTCCAGTAGTATCTACTGCATTATCAACTGTATCTCCAACAGTCTCAATCATATCAGTAAGTCCTTTTGTACCATTTTTGATAGACTCTTTTTCTTTATTATCAACTTCAGTCACAGCTTTTGTTATCACTGAATTATCAACAAATGCTGTTGTAACTGCTTCTACTTTTGCTTTTTGATGCATTTTACTGATATTGACATTCATTGCTCCTCCGTAATATTCATTTGTCATGTTTTGTATTGCTGACATTGATGTAGAAACTTTAGTTAAAAATTCATTGTTAATTTCTTTGTTAACCATATTCCTTATATTTGAACTTGTCGATTGTGTTTCAGATGTATCAGCTCCTAACTGTCCCATTGCACCGATGGGATTGAGAAGGCCAGCAGCAGCTCCGGCAACTGCTTCAATTGCATTACCAAGTCCATCTTCTTTATTATCGACAATCCTTTCTAAATCAGTTGAAATTGAATCTTGAATTTCTATTACCTGCGCATTATTAAAAGTACATGTTGATTTAATTGACATTTCTGCTTCTTGTTTCATATCACTTATAGTTACATTTTCGGTAATACATGGCATAGATAACATTCCTTCAACAGCAGATATTATGGCAGGATTAGCATTACCTGCCATTAATGTTTCCGTCATTTCTATTTTTGATTTGTTACATTGTTCCATAAATGTTGTTCCATCAATTTTATTACTCATAGTCTGACTTACTTTTCCTTTACTAATACATTCATTCTCAACCTTTGTCATAGATTTAAAGACTGATTCCGAAAAGACTTCTGTTGTTTGTTCAATTGTTTTACTTTGATCAGCTCCCATTATAATATATTATACACAATATTAAATATTCATAAATAATTCCATATTTCCTGTTCCAATATTAGATTGCTTACCAACAACAATATTTTCTGTTACTCCCTTCAAATGGTCTGTTTCGCAAAATATAGCTGCATCTGTAAGTACATCTACAGTTTCTTCAAATGAACATTTCATTAAGGGACCTGTATTTGATTTATTCAAACCATGTCTTGTGATTGCCATAATATCACCTTTATAAGTCATAGTATCAACCAAAGTCAAAAAATGACGCATATTAACATATGTTCCATCAAATTCAATCACTTTTCTTATTTCCTCAAGTAAAATATTTCTTGCAGCTTCAATTCCTAAGTTTTCATATACATCCATAATATCATTTGTTTTAATATTTTTAAAATCAAAGTTTTCATCATTAAGAAAATGTTCCAGAAATGTACCATCAGTTTCAACCGACCATACTTCATTTTCAGTAATGTAAGTTTTCTGAATTTCTTTTGTACCTTGTAATATACATTCATATTGTATCTTATGTGCTAACACATTTATATATCTTTCTTCATTAACAATATCATCAGTCTTTACAATTTTAAATTCTAAGAAATATGTATCACAATTTTCATTATTATGATATACTATAATATCTTCATTATATATTCCTAATAATCGTGTTGATATATCTAGTAATGTTAATTTTTTCTTATTTAACATTTCTTTATCTATTTCATACTGTATAATATATTGACAGTATTCAAATTCATATTCATCAGGAATATTAAAATAATAATCTGAATAACTATTTTCGTTTGATATAATTCTATATGTTTTAACCAACGATTTTAAAGTGGTATATTCTATATTTGCAGCTATACTTTCAGCATCAACTTTATTATTAAATTTTGTTTTAAGTGGCAAACTCATACTTGGTGATTTTATATTTTTTGATACATTAATCAATTCTTTTAATCGTGGAACACCTAATGTAACATTCTTTGAAGAATTACCTGCATTATGAAAGGTATTTAATGTCATCTGTGTTGTACATTCTCCTAAAGATTGTCCACTTGTTATACCAACCATTTCTCCAGTTTGAATAGTTGATCTATGAAATTGTTCTTCAATCTCAAACAATAATTTATCGAAACCATCATTTGATAACTTATATTTTTTACGGATTTGTTTACTTGCCAACTTTGAAATAAGAAGTTGTTTTAAATTATGCATTGCACAAATATTGAATTCATCATATATACTTCCTTTTTTTATAGATGTATATATATTCAATTTAGATAACAAAAATTGTACTTTTTTGTATATATATTCATTTGTGTAATCACAATATTTATTGTTTTTATTTTCAATACTTTCAATTAAACGTGTTATATGTACAGGAGATTTAAATGATATATTAGATTTAATTTTTCTCAATTCATTTATTTCATCTTCACACACACCATTTTCATTATACAAATCTTCAAACTCTTTGTTTGTTGTAGGTATTTTATAGTGTTCTGAAATAAGATAAGTAGCATCCATTCCATCATTACCATAAACAAATTCTACAATATCTCCAATAGAATTTCTTAATGTTTTATCACTAAATATTTGAAGATCTTCCATTGATTTAATCAATCGTCTTTGAATATATCCAGTTTCTGATGTTTTTACAGCAGTGTCGATAACACCTTCTCTTCCTCCCATTGCATGAAAAAAGAATTCGGAAGGAGATAGTCCTTTCTTATAGGAGTTCTTAACAAATCCCTTTGCATCTGGTGAAATATCATTTGGTTTGAAATGAGGAAGAACTCTATCAGTATAACCTAAATTGACTCTTTTTCCGCTTACATTTTGTTGACCAACACATCCCATAATTTGTGCGATATTCAAAATAGATCCTTTTGAACCCGCTGTTACAGTCGTTTTGATATTGTTTTTTAGTGTTGTGTTTAACTCAACTTGTCTTCCAGATTGAGCTACTGCATTGTTCAGAACTTGATTAATTTTAGTTTCATATGTGGGACGTTTCAAATTATTTCTTTTACCAATTGTT